ATATTGGAGCTGCAAAAAATGGTAGTAAAATATTATATCTACAAAATTGTTAATAAAGTTAATAATAGATACTATATTGGTAGACATGCAACCACAAATATCAATGACGGATATATGGGTAGTGGAAAAGCAATTATTAACGCTATTAATAAATACGGCAAAGATAATTTTGAAAAACATATAATAGCTGAAGCTTTTTCTCGTGAAGATTTGTGGGAGCTAGAAAAACAAATTGTTGATAAAAGTGTTGTTGATGATCCAGCTTCGTATAATATGACTTATGGTGGCAAAGGCTATCTTGATGGATTGAAAAAATCTGACTTCGAGGCTTTTATTAGACATCAGTCAACAGCAGGTGCTTTAGGAGGTATATCCTGTTATTATCAGCATAAAACAAAACAAGAACGTAAAGAATGGCATAGTTTAGGTGGTAAAGCAGCTGCTACTAAAAATAAGAAAAGCATTACGCATCCTTTTTATACGGGAGTTGCAGCATCTTTAGGAGGAAAAGCTGTAAAAGGAATGGTAGAGCTTTGGAGTCCAGCATCTCAAGCTACAAATAAAAACCAACCTGTTTACAAACCTGGAGATAGTAAAAAGGCAAGACTTGATTCAGAAAAATATGGCCTTTTAGTTGCTCAAGGGTGGATGCCTATTAAAGATCATGTGAAAAGAATTTTAAACTCAGGAGATAAAAATGTATTCTAACAAAAATTTTGGTATTTCAGATTTACTGCTTAAGTCTGTGCAAGAAGCAATGTCTAAGACTCACACTGTTCCTAAGACAGAAAAAGAAAAGAAACTTGCTGCTCTTGCTGAACCTAAAGATAAGATCACACACGCTGATGTGTTAACTGGTCGTGGTGTCAGAAAAGAAGAAGTAGAAGAGCTTGATGAACTTAGCAAAACAACTCTTGCTTCTTATGCTAAGAAAGCAACTCGCAATGCTGCAGTTAGGAATGCAATTGCTACACACGATGAAAGAAATGAAATAGACCCAAATTCAAGTCTAGCACAACAAAGAGCTGCTAAATCACTTAAAGACTACAACAGAAGTAAAGTAGCAAATCGTTTAGCTGGTGTAAATAAAGCAGTTGATCGTTTAACCAGAGAAGAAGTAGAGCAGATTGATGAGTTATCTAAAGAAACTTTAGGTAGATATGTTCAAAAGCGTGTTAAACAAATTCCTAACATTGAAGTCAATTATCAGATGACTCCAGATGAAGATGGTCCAATGGGTGCCAAAAGAATTAGAAAATTTCAAAAGAAAATTAACAAAGGTGTAACTGGAGCATTGAACAGATTATCTGGTACAGATGTAACCAAAAAACCTGCAAAAACAAAGACCAACGAAGAAATTGAACAGATTGATGAGATTGGTTCAATGCTAGGTGGTATTGCTGGAGCTATTGGTGGTACAGTTATGGGTGCTGGATATGCAGCTCATGCTGCTTATAAATTAGCTTCTGCTCTGAAAGGACCTAAATCATCAGAAGGCATTCAAAAAGGTATTGATGATGCAAGAAAAGAAGGAAATCATAAACTTTACCACAGCTTAATGGCTCATGATAATGCTCAAAAAGCTGTTAAGCATGCAAAAGCTGCAGAAGCAATTAAAAATAATCAAGCTAACTATCACAAGACAGATAACACCAAAGGCAAAAAAGGTGAGATGAAAGCTAGTGCTCAGAGAGAGCATGATATGCATTTAAACAATTCACAACAATACACTCAAAAAGCTAAAGAGTATACTGCAAAAGAAAAGAGTGGAGCTCCAATTAAAGAAGAGAGAGATACTCCAGGAAATAGCTACGAACATCAATGTGCAGTTCATGTTAAGCACGCAAGACTAGGGGAAGGTAAGACTCTTTACAGTCAGCATGCTGAACCTACAGAAGATGGATACATTGAGTGGTATGATGTGATGTTTGAGCATGGAATTGAAAGAGTGTACACTACAGATGTAGAGATTCTTGTTTCTGAAAGCCACATGAATCACAAGAAAAAAATGAAGGGTTAATTATGTCTAAAGATATATTAAACAAAAATCCATTTCTAAAACCTCAGATCTTAGACGAGTCTGAAACAGAACCACCTTTTACTCCAGATAAACCAAAGCAGATAGCAAAACCAGGTAAATATGGAGCTGGACCTTCTACAGCAAAACATCTTGCTAAGATGGCATTGAAGAAACAGCAAGAAAAAAAACTTGCTAAAGAAGATGTTGAACTTGAAGAAGGTATTGGTGGGACTATTGCTGGAGCAATAGGTCAATTTATTGGAAACAAAATTGATCCAGTGCACGGTGAAATTATGAGAACACATGGTGAAGCTGCTGGAAGAGCTGCTGAGTATACAATCAGGAAACATTTAAACAAATTACATAAAGCTCTTAAAACACATTTAAAGACTGGAACTCCTCAATTACAAGCAGAAGAAGTTGAACTTGATGAAATGGGTCCTGGTAGAGCTGATCCAAAACAAAAAGAAAGAGAAGAGTCTGAAAGACAAATGGCTGACTTTTTAGCTAGAGGTGGAAAGGTTACTCAAGGTAAACCACAAAAAGCTCCTAAAGGTTCTGGTCGACTGATTGCAAGAGGTTCATTATCAGGTAAAGAAAGAACAGTTAATCGTCAAGGTGGAAGATCTTTTGTTCTTAATAGAGAAGAAGCTGAAATAGAAGAGGCTACAGGTGATAAAAAGTTTGACTCTATGATGAATAGAATCAAAAGAGGTGTTAATAAGCAAGCTGCTGCAGATGTTAAAGAGCGTCGTAAAGCTCGTGAAGCAGCTACCAAAGAATGGGCCCGTAATGCTTTAGGTCCTAGTCCAGCTGATAAGTTAGGTATTAGAAGCGAAGAAGTTGAACAAGTTGACGAACTGAGTAAAACAACTCTTGCTTCTTATGCTAAGAAAGCTTCAAGAGATTCTCGACTGAGCCAGTCATTGGCAGATCGATATAACAAAGATAGAAGTCGTAAACCCCATAAAAAAATTATTGCTGGTAAATTTGCTAGTGATTTTCAAAACAAAGCCTGGAAGCGTGAAGCTGGTGTAAATAAAGCTGTTGATCGTTTAGCCAAAGAAGAAGTAGAAGGTGTGGTGGAAGAAGGTTATGGAAATCACCCCTCGCAGAGAGTGGATCCGCGGACTGGAAAGAAATATGTTCCACCAAAAAGTCCATTGGGGCAAGGTGGTGCTTCTGAGATTTTAATTCCTAGTGATAAAAGTCACGCTAGGATGCTTTATGGAAAAGCTGCAAAGCGTCTTGCTGGATCTACAAAAGCAATGTCTCGTTTAGCCAAAGAAGAAGTTGAAATAGATGAAGCTTCAAGTAAATACAAAATTAAAAGCATAGGCACAGATAAAAGAGGCGACTACCACATTGATCCAAGAACTGGTGAAAAAGTATATGTCAAAGCTTCTGTAGGAGATCACAAAAATCCTAACACATTAAAGATTACTCCTCGTAAACCAAAACCAGATTTTATGGAAGAAGTTGAACTTGATGAAATTAGTGATATGACTAAATTAAACTGGAGAAAGAAAGCTGTTGCTTCCCTTGGTGACATTGCTGGTTCTGCTGCAGATGCATATTACATGGGTGACAAAACTAAAAGTAACAAGTTAATGAATAAAGCTACAAAGAGATACGATCGTACTCAAAAGTTAAGTTCATTAGCATTTAGTACTAAGAAAGAAGAAGTTGAGCAAGTTGATGAAATTTCTGCTGTGGCTCATGCTAAGTACCGTACTGCTGCCAGACAAGATATTCGCACACAAGCTAAAAATCTAGATGCAGATAACAAAGCGTCTGATCGTATTCAGAAACGAATTGGTGGTTTAGCTAGATCTACTGGTTTAGAGATGGCAAAGAAAAATACTATGAAAGAAGAGTCCTACAAAGATTCTGTACCAGCTTCTAAGGCTCTACAGAAAGCTCACGATGATGAAAGAAAGAGAAGAGGTCTTCCTGATCCTAGCTACTATCTTGAATTAATGAAAAAGAAAAAGCAAGAGATTGAAGATATGAAGAAAGAAGATCTCGATCAAAGAAATTTATTCAACAAGACATTTCAGGTGAATGAGTTGAAAACATCTACAATACAATCGTACATGCAAAAGCGTACTAGCAATGTTATAGGTCGTATGACTACTGCTATGAAAGATATTGAATCTGGTTTCAAAACAAATAGGTCTAAGGCACAAGCTAAAAGTCTAAGGAGTGCTCAGGATAGATTGGATAAAGAACGTAAGAAGCAAACTGAAATGAATCCTCCACGTCCTCGTCCAGCTCCAGAGCCAACACCAATTGGATCTAGATTTGACTAAAAATTAATAATAAATTAACAAAGGAAAGTAATTATGGCAGATATTCATCACATGGCATTGCATATCTCTTCTACTAATAAGAAAGATTCTAAAGGCATGCCATTATACAAAGTACATAATGTAGGATCTAGTCTAGAAGACAGAATTAAACCTGGTGAGCATCTAACAGATTCTGAGCTGGATGATGCTCAGGAAATGGGTGTGAAGATCAAGCACATTAAAGAGTCTAAAACACTTCAAGATATTCTTGAAGGTAGAGGTCGTCCTCGTAAAGCTGGTGGTCCTACAGATAGAAAAGAAGCTGCTGCCAAGGCAAAGAAAAAGAGTGACGATGATGAAGAAGATGATTATGGTCCAGATGTGGGTCCTGAAGCAGATCAGAACATTGTTGTACACCTTAAAAAGTCTATGGACAATGAAAAGCATGTAACTACATTTAATGACGGTGGTAAGCACCATATTCCTGGTCCTGTAGCTAAAACCATTCATGACGGAATGATGAAGTTAAAGCCAGAGCAAAGAAAGCAAGTGCAAGATCACATTCAGCAGTCTCATAAGAATTTAATGGATGTTCACGCAATGCTTAAGGGTAGATAATGCCATTAATTGCTAAAAAAATAGCAGAGAAGCCTAAAGCTGAACCAGTATCTGAAAATATTGGTTCTTCTCTGTCTGAATTAAGACAGGGTCAGACTAGAAATGTTATAAAAGAGAAAGTGCTTTCTGTTGAAATTGTAAAGAAAGAAGAGCCCCCTGTTATTGATGTCAAGCCTATAAAAATAGAAGAACTTAGGCCAAGTAAGAAAGAACCCTTAATACAAAAAGTAGAAGTTGAGGTAGTAAGTAAACAAGTTGAAGAAAAGGGTGTTTCTCTTTTAGTAAATGGAGAAAAAAGAAAGGTCTCTAAGACTTCTAAGTATCTTTTAGATATGCTGACTTTGGATGATCAATAAATACAACTATAATAACCTATAAGGGAGATTTAAAAATGGCACAATGGGGTTTAACAGATAACGCAAACAACACTCCTATTTGGAGTGCTGTTCAGCTTGGTAAAGATAACACTAGAGCTGCTGCTAATGTTGCATTTGGTAACACAACGGCTAATGCATATTTTAACAATGCACGAGTAGGAGTATATGGTGTTGCGGCTGCAGAAGCAACTAATGCAAGTGGTAACATTGCTTTTATAACAGTAACAAATGCTGGATCTGGATATACAGCAAATGCTGTTGTAACAATCACTGGTGATGGTGCAGATGGTGCAGCTAATGCACAGTCTAATGCAACAGGAAGAATTGCTGCAGTAAATATTGTAGATCGTGGTGAAGGATACACACAAAATCCTACAGTAGTAATTGCAGCACCTACTGCTATTACTTTTAATGCTAATACAGCTTTATTCCAAGATGCTACATTTTATTCTAATACAACAGGTGTAGCTAATACAACTGAATTTATTACAACAACTACTGCTCATGGTTTTGCAAACAATACAAGAGTCAAGTATATTGTACCAGCAAGTAACACAGCTGTATCAGGGTTAACTAATAATGCATTCTACTATGTTGTTAGTGCTAACTCTACAGCCTTTAAACTTTCAGAAACACTTGGTGGTTCAGCTGTAAATATTACTTCTGATGCAAATGATGAAGAGCACACAGTAAGAAGAGTTGATTTTATTGAAATCTCCAGTAATGTGTTACAAAATGGTGATAAAGTAACATATAAGGTTGCTGCAAGTAACACAGCTATTTCTGGATTAGCTAATAACACTCAATACTTTGTTGTTGATGCTAACTCTTCTGGTGTACATCTTTCTACAACTGTTGGTGGAAGTAGAATTGCATTAGTTACTCCTGGTGCTTCAGAAACAGGACATTCCTTAACTGGAGAAACAGCTACAGCAATCGCTTCTGTAAACGGTGGTAGAGAAAAAGGAACTCTTGCTGGATGGAACATTAGAACAGAGCTTTCTAATGGACGTGTCCGTTGGGAGTGTTTAGTAGCCACTAAAAACATCACAAGCGATGCTGGTGATGACGCTGTTCTTCCTGAGTAATTAAATGACAGCTAAAAAAGTAAGTGAGCTGACTGCTCTTACAGTACCTGCCTCAGAGGATCTGATACTTATTGTTGACGATCCCTCTGGGGAACCAATCTCAAAAAAGATTACTTTAGGCAATCTTACTAGAACAGTCACATCCAACTTAGTTTCTTCTAATACATTATTTGCCAACACTATACAGGCAAATGTAAACTTTTTTACTGGTTCGTCAACTAACAACACAGCAATTACATCCACAAGTATAAGAATTGGTAACAGTTCTTCTAATAGTGTTTTAACGCAAAATACTATTACCGTTTCTACTGCTAATTTAATTTCTTTAACAACTAATACAGCAAATGTTACCTCACTTTTCAGAGTAGGATCAAATGTTTCTGTCAATTCATCACATATTTTTATTACAAATGGTACTGTTAATACAGTTATAAATGCAGCTCAAGCTACTTTTGGTGCTAATGTACAAATAAACGGCGAGTTGATCGTATCTGGAGCTATTACAGTACTGGATACTCCAGAGCTATGGATTAATGATAGCAACATTCTTCTTAATGCTGACCTTCCTAGTGATTATGTACCTACAGATAATTCTGGATTTACTGTTAATAGAGGTGTTGCCAATAGTGTTTCATTGATTTGGAACGAGGGAGTTGATAAGTGGCAGATTTCAAATCCAGCTGGCACATATGCTAATATTGCTATAGAGGGTAGTGGATCTTCAGAAGTAAAAGAATGGGTTAACCCTGAGACAGAAGCTACATGGAGTATTGTTGAGCGTTCTGATGGTATTAGGGTTTCTACATTGGCACCAGGAACAGAAGATATCAATACAGTATCAGATACCACTGTAGTTGATTCTTCACAGGTTAGAGTACCTAGAGATGGTGGTGCTGCAAGCAATAGATTACAAGAATTTTGGGATGGTGATGTAAATTACGATTATACAAGAATTGTAATAGATGGTACGGAATATGAAGGATTTATAACGACTTATAATTCGACACAGTGGATACTTCAAATAGATAGTGGTCCTGTATCAGTAAATACGGGTGATCCAGTCACTGTTAGGTATTATCTTGATCCTGAACCAGTAAAATGGTTTGATGCTGAGGATTATCCAAATGCAAATAATTTTCTTTCAGCAAAAGTTGACTATTACGCTTATGTAGAGGGTCGCGGTCAACAAACAGGTACTATTTGGTTTACAGCATCTCATGATGACGAGTATGATTTTGATACATCTTCACAAAATGAAACATCCGGTGAAGATATTGATTTAGAGATGGCACTTAGACCTTCTGCACAAAGCGCATTTAAATCACTATGGCTAGTAACTAATAGTGGGAATTCAGAACCCGTATCTATTATATGGGACGCAAAAATGTTCTATGGAGCAAATGCTTCAATAAATCCAGTTGTAGTTTAAGACGACCATCATTTACACTATGATTATTGAAAAACTTGATGAAACAAACTTCTTATTATTTGCTGCCAAACACTATGATAACCCTCAATGTTTCGACACTATTGAGTTTTACGAAGACTTAAATAGATTTAAGTACATAAAAAGATTATTAAACAAATATAAAGAAACAGGTGATTTAAAGGACAGATTGATTTTTAATCATTTGACTGTTCTTTTTAATGTTTTTGGACCACAGCCTAGTTTACGAATGTTATTTTTAAAGTTGGATGAGTATCATTCGGAAATACTACCTTTCCTTGACATAATGGGTGTTTCACCAGATAAAGTGGATCGTGTAGGATTACAGGGAAAAGATATATTTCCTAATGAGATTAAAAGAGATAAGACAATTGTTGAACAATTAAAGAGAAACATAGATGGCTAATGTAGTTATAGACAGTTACCTTGTTTATCAATTTCTCAAGAGATTGACAACTCCTTTTGATAAAACAGAGGCTTTCAAACTTGGCATAATTGATGCCAAAGGTCGAGTACTGAAAAAGAAAAGTCAGTTAACTACTCAAGAAGAAGCAGATGCCTGGGGATACTTTGACATTCTTGTAAACAACATGAAGAAGGTTCTTGCTAAAGTTCCTGGAGGATCTTCGAGAATGGGTCTTTATGCAGCAACAGCACTTTTGTTTAAAGAACACAGTAATCTTATTGGTAAGACAGATTATGAGATGATAAACTTCTTTGAAGAAGCTCTACCAGCAAACAATGTAGGGTCTGGTAAGGTTGCTGGGTTAGGAGTTGGTCCTCAAGGAGAACCTCCTGCCAAAGCAAGATTAACAAAAAAAATAATTAAGAGAAAAGAACTACAGTAATGGGTATCTTCTCTTCTATCAAGTATATCATTATTCTTGTCATTATTCTAACTGTAGGTGGTGGACTCTGGTACATTATTAATCTGAAAGCAAATCTTGCTACATCAGAAGCAAACAACAAGATACTACAAGACTCAGTAAAGTCTCAGCAGGATTTAATCATATCAATACAAAAAGATGTTGCTCAGATTCAGTCAATAAATCAAGAATTACAAGCACTGACACAAAAGCAAAAAGATGAGATGAAGACTCTCAATAGTAGGTTTACAACAAGTGCTAGTGGTGAAGTAAGAGATTTTGGTGCAGTAGCAGCAGCAAAGCCAGAATCTGTAGAAAGGTCTGTAAATAGAGGAACAGCAAATGTGTTGAGATGTTTCGAGATTATTTCAGGTTCTCCTTTGACAGAAAAAGAAATAAACGCCAAAACAACAAGCGAGATAAACCGTGAATGTCCAACAATTGCGAACCCCAATTTTAAGCCTTCTGTTAGTAACTAGTCTCACAGGTTGTTCTATCTTCAATTGGAAATCAGTAAAACCACTTGAAGTTCAGACAAAGGCTGTAGAGAAAACTAGACTTAATCTTCCAGAGCCATCTCCTCTTAAACTCCAGACAATGAGATGGGTTGTTGTCACTCCAAATAACATTGATCAGGTGTGGGCAGAATTAGAAAAAAATAAGACTGATTTAGTTTTATTTTCCCTTACTGATGATGGATATGAGCAACTTGCGATCACTATGCTTGAATTGAGACAGTATATTGAACAACAGAAAGCAATGTTGATTAAATACAAAGAGTATTACGAACCTCAAGAAAAACAACAAACTAAATAAAAAAGTTAATTAAAAAAGGGATTAACATGAAAAAGATGCTAGTCATGCTGCCCTTGGTTATGTTAGCTGGATGTGATCAATATTATCGTTATCCATGCCAAAATCCAGACAATTGGAATAAAACTATGTGCCATAAACCAGAGTGTGAGATAAACAAGCAGTGCCCAGAAGATATATTTGGCTCTGATAACCTACCACAGGATCCTCGTTTGTCTATTGCTCCAAGTGTAAATCCTAAAGGAGGTAATAAATGATTTTTACTAAAGAAAAATATTCAGAAGCTGAATTGATGGCGAGACTAAAATTCTTTATTGGTATTTGTCTTGCAGTAACTCTTGTTGGTATTGTATTCGTTGTGTTATACAGTCTTATTTTTGTTACACAGCCTCTTGGCGCCATCAGCCCTATCGATACAAAGTTCTTCGAGTTAATCATTCCTATTGCTACTTTCTTGACCGGTACTCTTTCTGGTATCATGTTGGCAGCTCCTGTCAAAGACCAGCCTAAAAAAGAAGAAGAAAGTCCAATCGAAGAAATCATAGAACCAGAAGAAATTAAGTGATATGCCAGAACCAGTCACAAAACTTAGAGACGATAAGTCTACAACAACTACAAGAATTTCTGTGTTAGAAAACCAAATGATCGGTATCTCTCACAACATAGAAAAACTTGAAGAGAAAGTAGAAAGTCAATATAGTACTTTACATTCTCGAATAAGTAGTTTGAGAGATGATGTAAGAGGAGATATTGATGCAAAGCACGATAAACTTCTTACCAAACTTGAAGAACATAATGTCTCTAGTAGTGCAAAGTTATCATCTATTGAAGAGAAAATGAGTCACATCGAGAAGTGGAGATGGATGATAATGGGAGCAGCAATTGTAGTTGGTTACGTATTAGCTCATATCAAGTTAGAAAATTTATTCTAGTTGATTTAAATAAAACCTCCTTGTATAGTCACGTTGTGCTCAAGGAGGTTTTTTTATTATGTCATGGATAGAAGAAAAGTTTATCAATTCACTCTCTAATCGTTTCGAGAGATTCACAAAGAAGGGTTCATCGTACAATTTTAGATGTCCTCTATGTGGAGATTCAAAACGAGATAGAAGCAAAGCAAGAGGTTACATTCTTAACAAACAAGGGCATTATAGCTATTATTGCCATAATTGTGGTGCCTCTCATTCCCTTGCTAATTTCTTAAAACAAATTGATGTTCAGCTTCATGATGAGTATGTCAAAGAACGTTTTTTTGATAGTAACAATCATGTTCAAGTTGCTCAACCAGAGCCAGATATTGGGAAGTTCTTACAACCTAAATTCTCAAAATATGGGCCTCTAAAAACGCTTAAAAGGGTTTCTCAGCTTAAGACAGATCATCCAGTTAAGCAGTATGTAGAGAGAAGGATGATCCCGTCTAACATGCATTATAAATTGTTTTACGCGCCTAAATTTAAGACATTTGTAAACACACTGATACCTGAGAAGTTTAAAGTTGATGAACAACATCCAGATGAACCAAGATTGATCATACCATTTTTGGATGAATATGGAGATGTTTTTGGCTTTCAAGGAAGAAGTTTTAAGAAAGATGGATTAAGATATATAACTATCATTCTGAATAATTCCAAGCCTAAATTGTTTGGTCTTGACAGTGTTGATAAGTCTAAAATGATTTACATTACTGAGGGGCCAATAGATGCTATGTTCTTGGATAATTCAATTGCGATGGCAGGAAGTGATGTGAGTGATATATCATTTCTCGGTGACAATATTACGTTTGTATATGATAATGAGCCTAGAAATGTAGAGATTATTAAGAAGGTTGAAAAAGCAATTGAAAGAGGCTATAATGTTGTTATTTGGCCACAGAATGTAATTGAAAAGGATGTTAACGATATGGTTCTTGCAGGAAAAACTCCCTTAGATGTACAAATGCTAATCAAAGCAAATACTAAGAAAAGTCTTGAAGCTAAACTAGCCTTAAGTGTTTGGAGAAAGGTATGAATGTTAAGTTGGTTTCCTACTCACAACCCACCGATGAGTTTCTCGAATGTGGTATTGACAACGCTCAGGAACTTATTGCCTTCTGCGCGCGTGTCAGCAACCCATCGAACCAATTTAACACCGAGACATCAGAAAAGCTCATCAAGTACCTTGTCAAAAACAAGCACTGGTCGCCCCTTGAAATGGTCTCAGCGTGCCTCGAAATTGAAACAACAAGAGACATTGGAAGACAACTTCTTAGACATAGAAGTTTCTCGTTTCAAGAGTTTAGCCAACGCTACGCCAATCCAACAGAAGATTTACAATTCGTACATAGAGAGGCACGTCTTCAGGACACCAAGAATAGACAAAACAGCATAGATTTGAATATCTTGGAAAATGATGATCACAGACAGATTGCATATCAGTGGGAAAATCTACAAAGAAATATAATAGAACAAGCAAAATTTGTATATGAATGGGCAATAAAGAAAGGTATTGCTAAAGAACAAGCAAGAGCAGTACTTCCAGAAGGATTAACATTATCAAGGTTGTATGTGAATGGCACATTAAGATCATGGGTACATTATATTGAATTAAGAAGTGCTAATGGCACACAAAAAGAACATATTGAAATAGCTAAAGCATGTGCAGATGTAATCTCAAAAGTATTTCCTATAATTAATAATTTCGTAGAATAAAGGATTGTGTATGGATGTAGTCAATGGTATTCGTGTCGACTATACGCGTGATCAATTGTTTGATGCTCTTGGTATCATGCGTTTGAGAGAGTCGTATATGAGAGAAGAAGAGAAGTCACCGCAAGAAAGGTTTGCATATGTATCGAAAGCGTTTGGGTCAAATACTGAACATGCTCAAAGACTTTATGAATATAGTAGTAAGCATTGGTTATCTTACAGTACTCCTATTTTATCATTTGGTCGTAGTAAGCGCGGTCTTCCTATATCATGTTTTTTACCTTATTTGGATGATTCCGCGGAAGGTTTGGTCAACACGCTCGCAGAAGTAAATTGGTTATCAATGTTAGGAGGAGGGGTCGGAATTGGAATTGGTATTCGTAGTGCTGATGATAAGTCAGTTGGCGTTATGCCTCACTTGCGTACTTACGATGCTAGTTCACTTGCTTACAGACAAGGTCGAACTAGAAGAGGTAGTTATGCTGCTTATCTTGACATCTCTCACCCTGATATTCTTCTTTTTCTAGAGATGCGTAAACCAACAGGTGATCCTAATATGAGGACACTTAATCTTCATCATGGTATCAATATCACAGATGATTTCATGCAATTAATTGAAAAGTGCATGATTGATCCTCATGCTGATGATACTTGGGAGTTAAAAGATCCTCATGATGGTTCAGTAAGAGATACAATTCCTGCAAGAGAGTTGTGGCAAAGGATTCTTGAGATTCGTATGCAGACTGGTGAACCATATCTGCATTTCATTGATACAAGCAATCGTGCAATGCCAGAGTTTCAAAAGAAACTTGGTTTAAGTATCAAACAATCTAATCTTTGCTCAGAAATTATTTTACCTACAGATAAAGAGCGAACAGCAGTTTGTTGTTTATCTTCTTTAAATTTGGAGTACTTTGATGAGTGGAAAGATGATAAACAGTTCCTCCGTGATGTTGCTGAGATGCTTGATAACGTGCTACAGCATTTTATTACTAACGCACCTAGTACCGTTTCCAGGGCCATTCATTCTGCTATTTCTGAGCGTTCTATTGGTATTGGAGCCTTAGGATTCCATGCATACTTGCAAAAGAGCAATATTGCATTTGAGTCTGCTTTGGCAAAGTCAGCAAATATTAGAATCTTTAAACATATTAGAAAGGGCTTAGATGAAGCCAATAAAGCACTTGGTGCAGAAAGAGGTGAAGCTCCCGATGCTGCTGGTACTGGCCTTAGGTTTAGCCATCTTATGGCAATTGCTCCTAATGCTAGTAGTTCAATCATCATGGGCAATACTTCTCCTTCTATTGAGCCTTATCGTGCTAATGCTTATAGGCAAGATACCCTATCGGGATCGTCATTGAACAAAAACAAGTTTTTAGATGCAATTATCCGTAAAGAAGCTGAATCTCACAAGGAGGGGTGGTATGAAGAAACCTGGTCAAGTATCATTGCGAACGATGGATCCGTTCAACACCTTGAGTTCCTCGACGAGTGGACCAAGGATGTATTTAAGACGAGCATGGAAATTGACCAGCGATGGGTTGTGGAGCACGCAGCTGACAGACAAAGTTACATTGATCAAGCGCAATCCGTTAACCTCTTCTTTCGGCCAGATGTTAATATAAAGTATCTCCATGCTGTTCATTTCCAGGCATGGAAATCTGGATTGAAGACTCTTTATTATTGTCGTTCTGAGAAAATTGGTAAAGCAGACAAAGTATCAAAGAAAATAGAGAGAGAAGTTATTAAAGAACTAGACATGAAAGCACTTGTTGAAGGTGACACTTGCTTAGCATGCGAAGGATAAGGAAATCATATGAAACAAAAACTAACACTTACAGATGATCGTTCACACTTTAAACCTTTTCAATATCCATGGGCATACGATGCATGGATAAAGCATGAACAATCCCATTGGTTGCATTCCGAAGTACCAATGTTAGAGGATGTCAAGGATTGGAAAAATAAACTTACTACAGAAGAAAAACAATTCCTCACAAACATTTTTAGATTTTTTACACAGGGAGATATTGATGTAGCTGGTGGCTATGTCAAAAACTATCTTCCATATTTTGCACAACCAGAAGTAAGGATGATGTTGTTAGGCTTTGCAGCAAGAGAGGCTTTGCATATTGCTGCTTATTCTCATTTGATTGAGACTCTAGGAATGCCAGAATCAACATATTCTGATTTCTTAGAGTATACAGAAATGAGAGAGAAACATGAGTACATTTTGGATTTATCTTCGAAAAACGGGACCACTGAGTCTACTGCTGCCCATATTGCTGCTTTTAGCGCTTTTACTGAAGGTATGCAGTTATTTTCGTCGTTCATAATGCTGCTGAACTTTCCTCGTCATGGTAAGATGAAGGGGATGGGTCAGATTGTTACTTGGTCTATTGTTGATGAGACACAACACTGTGAAGGCATGATCAAGCTTTTCAGAACTTATATTGAAGAAAATAAAGAGATATGGAATGATGAACTCAAAGGTAAGATATACACTATTGCAACAAAAATGGTTGAACTTGAAGATAAATTTATCGATCTTGCTTTTGCATCTAACGAAATGAAAGGCCTTACAAAGGATGAGGTTAAAGAATACATCAGATACATAGCAGATAGAAGACTGATTTCTATGGGAATGAAAGGTATCTTTAAGCGTAAGAAGAATCCTCTACCATGGGTTGAAGAAATGATTAATGCTCCTACTCATACTAACTTCTTTGAGAATAGAGCAACAGATTATGCCAAAGGAGCTCTTTCTGGTAAATGGGATGATGTGTGGGGCAAGGCTGCTTAGGAGAAGAAAATGTTTGAAGACGAAAAAATTCATCTATGTTATTCATGTGATGCAGAGTTTTCTGTAAATGCAATTACAGACGAAGAAGATCCTCTTTACTGCCCATTCTGTGGGTCAGAGTTAGAGGATGAAGAAGAGGAAGACGAAGAGAGTTGAACATTATTGATAAATAGCACTGATTGATGAGGATTATATCATTCAACAAATAACCATAAGAGGAATAAATGAAGAAGGCTGCAGCAGTTTTCTTCGTTATGGCTTCGTTTTCAGTCAATGCACAGACTTATGATTCGACAACTTTAGTAGACACAAATAACAATAGTACTTCAACTAGCAATGTAACAAGTACTAACACAAATGTAAACACTAACAACAATATTAACGACACTACAGTTAATAGCACAGCAACAAATACAAATGTTAACACAAGTACGAGTACCTCTACAAGTACAAACAACAATAACAATGTTAACACCAGCACATCTACAAGTACCAATCTTAATACGAATGTAAACAGCAGTACCAGTACTAATGTAAACACTAATAACAGTACAAGCAGCAGTGTTATTGATAGCACATCTGTAAATACTAATAATAACATTAACAGCAGCACGAGTACTAATGTTAATACAAACGTAAACAATAGTTCGAGTACGAGCACTTCGGATCAAAGAATTGATTCCAATAATAAGAACGACAACTACAATCGTTCTGAAATTAATCAGAAGATAGAGTCTCCTCCACCTTCTGCTATTGCTCCTTCAATGATGAGCGGTGGTAATTCTGATCTTTGTACTACTGGTGTATCTGGTGCAATTCAAACTCAGATACTTGGTATTGCAGGTGGTGCAACAATCAGAGATATGAATTGTGAAAGATTGAAACTTTCCAAAACCTTATATGATATGGGTATGAAAGTGGCAGCAGTTGCTACTATGTGTCAAGATAGAAGAGTTTGGGATGCAATGATAGCAGCAGGAACTCCTTGCCCAATTGATGGAAGAATTGGAGAAGCTGCAAGGATTGCTTGGAATGAAAATCCTGACCGTGTACCTCAACCTGTCGTGGAAAGAAAAGATGACACAGTTCAAAAAGTGGGCAGTAGCTTGGGCTTCCTTGCTCTGCTTTTACTCCTACTCTAACGCACAAGAACAGACTTCTGGGAACCTGATCAATAACAACAATTGGTCAGGTGCAGTCTATGGTGTAGACCCTGGAGGTTGTTGTGCTTCTATTAGTGGTGCAGGTGCTTTATATGACACGAGTACTAATACCATCATGTTTTCTTATGGATTAAGTACACTCGTACAAACTATAGGATTGCAACAAGCGCTTGGAGGAACTGGTATTCAGGTATCTGGATATAATTATTCTTTTGACTACAGATTAATGCCTAATAGTGGATTACATACAGATAATCTAACAACTTCTATCTGGGTAACAAATGCTCAAGGTTTTAACACAGAGGTTACTCATTTGTTTTTAAGTGGTCAAGTAGCACTTGGTAATAATGATCAGTGGAATAATGTATCTGGTACAAGAACTTTTGCAAATATATTACTAGATCCTCTGAGTGTTACAATGAGAATTGAAGGTAGAGATGGAGGATTTTGGGGTGGTTATTATGGACCTGAAGTTAAGAATGTTTCACTATCAGTAAATTATATTGCAGATCCTTGTGCTTCAAATCCTCTTTATTCTGTAAGTTGTCCTGGATATCAAGCAGCATGGGAACTTCAACAATACAATCTTGCATGTTCTGCTGATCCTTTATTTGATATTGGATGTCCAGGATTTCAACAAGCATTGGAATCTCAAGTTTGTGCTTTATTGGGTCCTCTTGCAAGTTTGTTCTGTCCAGGATATGCAGAAGCATTAGCGTTTCAGCAAGCATGTACTGCAGATGCAACATATGATCCAGATTGTCCTGGATATGGTGCAGCAATGGCAAAGAAACTTGAGGAACAAAAGAAGGATGAACCAACTGCTGAAGTAGTACAATCTGCTCTTGTAATTGTTGTAGAAGATTCAACAAAGTCAGAAACAAATGTAGATGTTGGGGGTGTTGAATTGTCTGCAACAGGCGAACTATCAGTACCAGATGACAAGCCAGAAGTGCTAAAAGAATCAGTTAAAGAGGAAGAGAAAGAAAAGAAAGAAGTAGATAGAAATCTTTTACTATCAATTATCAAAGACGCAACAGACAATACAGAAGCATTAAAAGTAGTAAATCAATCTATCGAACAATCTCTTTCTGAAGATGCTAATCCTGATTTTACAGGCACAGAAGATGCTTTACAAAATATAGCTTTATCCAATCAAATGTCTATTGATATTGCATTAAGTGATAGCAAGCAAGAAGAAAGATTTTTTGAGGATAGCAAAGAAGAAGAAAAGCAATCTGTTCAATCCTCTCAGACAACATTTGCAGATAAAGAAGAAAAGACTGAGGAGGTTGTGAAGGTAACTTCATTTGATGGAACTAACACCACTGATCTTGGCAATCAAGTTAAAGTAGAGATTAAAGAAGTTAAAGAAGAAGAGAAGACAGTAAAGAAGGATGTGAAAGATAATGATCTTGCAACTGGTGTAAACATAGATACTATTTCTAAATCTGCTGTGGATATAACAACTTATACAAACATGACTTTAAAAGATAGTCAATTTTACAAGTCAGAAGAAATATATAAAAACCAATTTATAAGTGATAACAAAAGAGCCCAGAGATTGCTGAGTGGGGCAAGCGATAGAATCCACCAGGAGATGGTAAATGAGCAATATCAAAGAAGAGATTGATGTTACAGGAGATGGCTTAGTGAGTGAGAAAGAAATTGAAATTTATGAACAAAGGGCCAAGAACAGAAGAAGAATGGCCTGGGTAAGCCTTTGTGCAATGATTGTAACTGCTTTTGCTTTAATGTTTTTTGTAGACAAAGATAGATTATCTATTATGAGTGGTCTATTAGAATTATATTGGCTTGGTTTGGGAGGCGTAGTGGCAACATATGTTGGTGTCAGTGCTTGGAACAAAAGAGGCTAATATAGGAGAATAAATGGATCCAATTACCATTATGGCAGCAGCTACTGCAGCTTTTAATGGTGTTAAAAAAGCAGTTGAATTGGGTAGGGAAATACAAGATATCTATAGCCAGCTTGGAGAATGGGCTGGGCATGTTAGCGATTTTCACCATGCTGTGGCTGAAAAGCAACTTAAAAAACCAGGAATTTTTGATAAAATAACTTTTGCTAAGAGTGAGACAGCAGAAGCATTTGATATGCTTGCTGCCAAGCAAAAGTTAATTGATATGGAAAAAGAGATTTATCACATGTTCCTTTACGGTGCATTGAATCATCTTGGTCGAGATGGATACGATGAATTCAGAAGAATGAGAGAGGAAGTTCGTCAGAAAAGATCAAAGATGTTAATGGATCAGATGTTAGCAAGAAGGGATTTTTTTGGTAACTTAAAATTTTGGGTTATTGCTGGGTTTATTATAGTTGTAGCAGCTATTCTTTTGTGGATTATGATTGACTTTGCTATTGTAAACTATAAAGGATAAGATATGGCAACTACTGCATTTATAGTTGGTTTTTTTACTGCACTAGGATGGTGGAGTGCAAATAAAGTGATAGAAAAAACAACTGGAGAACCTATTACTCCAGTAGTACAACAAGTTAAACCTAAGGGAGAGTAAGATGTCAAAGAATGTGGATGAAGCTGTTGACAAACTTGAGTCAGCAGTTGATCCAAACACTGTTATTACAATTGGAGGCTATAACTTTACACCAGCCAAGCTAATGATAGCGGGTGGTATAGTTTCAACTATACTGGGTGGTTTATACGGTGCATTTGAGGTTTATAAAGATTATATGGATATGAAAGAAGCGATTCAAACATATGTTGCTCCAGATTTATCACAGATTTCAGAAAGAATAAGTATCATTGAAAAACAAATGGAATCAACTAAAACTTCTGTTGACGAAGCAGTTGGTTATGCTAATGAAATTAAAAACGATCTTAAAAGAGATATAAGAAGAATAGAAGGTGTTGTTGAAGGAGTAGAAAGAACTTCTAAAGAATCTGCAAGAGAAACAATGCAAGACATTAAAGATGTGAGAAGTGAGATAAAACAAATGAATAAAGAAATGGACGATAAAATTAAAAACGCACTTGACAACCCTTTAGCTAAATGAATACACCCTTTGATTCAATATTTGACTTTTATGTTAGGGTAGGGATATATACATATTACCTACCCTACTTTATGATAGGAAACCCCAATTGAAAAAACTTCTAGTGTTACTTTGTCTCTTGCCCTCCTTTGCTTTTGCAAAAGAGGTATTCAGACTTAATGTAGAAATAATGTGTATTGATGCAGATGGTTTTGTTGAATTTATGGAAGAGTATGAGGAAGAAGCTCTCTTGACAATGGTATCAGTTCGTAAAACTTATCAACCACCATACTTCGAAGCATACTCAACAGTTTTGTTTGTTAATAAAGAAAATAAGTCTTGGACTTTAGTTGAACAAAGAGATGACTTTTATTGCATCACATCAATGGGTGAAGAAATTAAACCATACATTTCAGGAAAGAAATCATGACTATTTTAGTAATCATTGCTCTTGTTATTGTTTTTCTAGCTATTCTTTATGTTTATTCTGCTAAAGGAATTCTTTCTCTTAGCAAATTTCAACAAAGAAAACAAGAAGAAGAGATTAAAAGAATTGAGCCTGTTCTTGATTTGAAAAAAGCACCAGTAAAGAAACCTAAAGGCACAAAATCTTCTAATAGAAAACCAAGAAGAAAACCTAAAGTTGAGTGATTGGATTTACAAAGGATCTTCATATGAAGGTCCTAGTGAAGATTTAGTTGGGTTTGTATACATCATTACTAATACTGAGAATCACAAGCAGTATGTTGGTAAGAAACTTTTTTGGCATAAGAAGTCAAAAGTTCTCAAAGGTAAGAAAAAAAGATATCTTGCAGAAAGTGATTGGAAATCTTACTTTGGGTCATCAAAAGAACTAAACGAAGATGTTAAGCTCCTAGGAACTGAAAAGTTCACAAGAGAGATTCTACATTTGTGCAGTTCCAAAGGTGAATGTTCATATCTCGAAGCCAAAGAACAATTTGACAGAGGTGTTCTCTTAAATTTAGACATGTATTATAATGACTGGATTATTGTAAGAGTTCATAGGAAACATCTCAATGAAAACCGAGCTAGGAAGACTGTACAACCTACCATCTGAACAACCAGACGAAGTGTTTACTTTTAATCAAACCTTGTATAAGGTGTTTAAAAGAGATTCCTTTGTTGAATTGTTTCAGATCTCTAAAGATAGTATTCAAAGACTTCAAATGTCTTTTAGCAACTATGTTAATTTTCAAGCACTTGTAAAAAATTATGAAGAACAAAAATCAACCCCAGTATACAATTAAACGAAACGCTACTCTTAGAAATAGGATTAACAACGATTTGTATTATGGTGATGTCATCAATGAAGAAAACATTGATGGTAAAGTATTCTTTGTGGTTCGCAAAGAAGGTAAGGTCTTTAAACTCAATAAAGATTCTTATGTGGTACAGAACCGTTGACTTATAATAAAAATTATAATACTATGTCTGAGTTGGTTATCCAACATTCTTTTAACATTATGGAGGTCTTATGACTCAAGTAGAAAAACTGATTCACGCATTTCAATCTGGTAAAGAGTTTACTGCAAAACAAATTTCAAGCCATTTCAACATTGGCTCCCCAACTAAAGTTGTTTCCCTTATTCGTCGGGAGCATGGCTTTCCTATCTATTTGAACACACGTGTTGATAGCAAAGGCCGCGAGACTCGTAAGTATCGTCTTGGTACTCCTTCTCGCTCTGTTGTAGCAGCTGGCTATCGCGCACTTGCTTCTGGTGTCTAATCTCCCTTTCTAAGGTTAGATGCTTTGGGGAGCTTTATGCTCCCCTTTTTTATTTTGGATATAAATATGGATACAGTACTGTTTAATGAGATTGAAAGTAAAGATTGGTTGAGAGGTGTTTTACGAGATGGTCCAGTAACAGTTACATTCACAAAGAAAAATGGTGAAGAAAGAATTTTGAAATGTACACTGAAGCAAGATATTGTTCCTCTTTACGAAAAAAAGACTGATCGAGAAAAAGCTAAGAATGACAATGTATTGTCAGTTTGGGATTTGGATCTCAGTGAATGGAGAAGTTTTCGTTTCGATAGTATAAAGAAAATTGAATTTAGCATACAATGAAAATATTAGTTACAGGTGGACTTGGTTTTATTGGCAGTCATCTTGTTGATGATTTAATTGCAAGAGATTACGAAGTTCATGTAGTAGACAATTTATCAACTGGCCAAATTGAAAATGGGAATCCAAAAGCAATTACATTTGTTATGGATGTCTCAGAGTTTTGTCATAAGTTTAATTTCAAGTACGATAAGATATTTCATCTTGCAAACTGTGCAAGGATCGTAAGGTCATTTGAGTATACAGAAGAAACTTTATTAAACAATTACGATAGCACAGTTGCTCTTTGTGAGTATATTCGTCGTACTGGATCCGGTCACCTGTTCTTTGCTTCATCCTCAACAACAGAATTCACAGATCACTTTAATAACCCATATACATTCTCAAAGTATATGTGTGATCACTTACTTGAGTTCTATCGAGTAAGGTTTAATATCCCAAGTAGTTTAGTTAAGTTTTATAATGTATATGGATCTATGAGAGAAAAAGATCTTGGTGAACACACTACTGTAATTAGAAAGTTCAAACAGAAAGTGTATCTCAATGAACCTCTTACAATTGTAGGTGATGGTTCTAGACGAAGAGATTTTACTTCTATAGATGATACTGTTAATGCTCTCATTCTTCTTAACGATTACGACAAAGAGTATGAGGTAGTTTATCATCTTGGAACAGGTGTAAATTATAGTATTTTAGAAATTGCAAAAGCATTTGACTTTCCATATGTTTTTGTAGAAGATAGAAAGTATGAACTACAGAATACAATCTGTAGTAAAAAAAATGTGCCTAAATGGCAGGTATACGATGATGTAATTGATCATATTAAAAAATGGAGGTCTTGCAATGCCCTTGGCAACTGATTCACTATCTAAAAAAGCAATGGGTGGTTCAGAGCTTATGAAGTATAGGCTCATTAAAGAAATTGGTGAAGAGAATCTAGAAGATTTTCAAATCTTTGTTTCACGAGTAGAAGAAGAATTAGATCCAGACAAGATTAAAATTTACTGGCATCAAGATCTTCCTCAAGACCCAGCATGTGCTCATTTAGCTAATGGTGGTTGGAGAAATTTTGATTATTTTGTTTTTAATTCTCATTGGCAGATGAATATGTTTAATTTGTATTTGCAGATTCCATATTCTAAATC